TAGTGGGTTTACATTTATGAAAGGTCGTGATATGTTGTGAAAAAACCACCTACTCAGTGGCGGGTGGTTTTTTTAAAAGAACTGCGGTGGATAATATAATATCGATTTCTTTATCATCAAAGTGATAGTTAGTCAACTCATAAAGATAACGTTTTAGATGTTCACGACACTCCAAGCGGTATTCTTCTGCAAGCTCTGCGTCTCTTAAACGCATCTGAAGATCCTCGAGCTCCTTTTGTGTTTCAAAGATATTTTGACGTAGACAATCCACCAGTTGGCTACTGGGAATATTTAGTGCACGAGATATTTTTTGCAAGGTGTCTGGTCGAATATTTACCGTATCGCGCTTTGTAATGGAATATAGGGTATTAAGTGGTATGCCGGTAATGTGAGATAGTTCTTTGATGGACATTTTCTTTTCAGCTAATATGTCTTTTAAAACAGCTCCAAAACCCATATGTATGCCTCCTTTGCACTAAGTATCTCACAAAACGCATTAAAAATCAATTATTTTAATAAAAGTATTGACTAAAACACTAATTAGTGCTAATATGCAACTGAATTAGTACAAATAACACTAAAAGGAGGGCACTGATGAAACGAGTAGGGCTCATCATGGATGACGAACTTCACAAGCAGTTAAAGCATCTGGCGGTAAACGAAGGCAGAACAGTAACTGACATTATCGTAGAGCTTGTGAAAACGGAAGTTGAAACAAAAAAAGAGCAGTCACGCTGAGTTTGGCGACCTACGTGATTGCTCGAAACCTGAAACCTGTAAACCCAGGAATCACTTTGTATTGTAAGTGATTCCGCCAGAAATTGCAAGGAGGAAATTGCAATGCAGAATTTAATGATTTTTGAAGGACACGATGTAGAAGTATTTGAACTGAATGGACAGGTATTATTTAATCCGTATCACGTTGGTGAATGTTTAGAAATTGGAGAAAACGGAGTGAAAACTGCTGTTTCTAAGATGAATGATAAACAGGTGGTTAAGCTGACAAATTCTAAAGTTGCTAAATACAACTTTAGAAAATTACATAACACAGGAGAGAATTTCCTTACCGAAAGCGGTGTGTATAAGCTGGTGTTTAAGAGCCACAAACCAAACGCAGAAGCTTTCACGGACTGGATCGCAGATGAAGTTCTTCCAACACTTCGCAAGACCGGTTCTTATGAGATGCCAAAGCAAGACAAGCCCAAGAAGGAAAAATTGCCGTCTGTAAACATGATGGTGAAGAATGTTAAAGCTGCATTACATGATGCCGGAGTGGATTCTAAGTACATAGCAGCAGAAGTAATGAGGATTTATTCCGATTCAGGTTATCCAGTTAATGCCCCAGTAATCTCAGACGAACCAAAATTGTGGGACTGCACAGGTATTGCCAAAGAGTTAGGTATTTTTTCCGAGTCTGGCAGACCACATGATAAAGCAGTCAGTGCCATTATTCAGAAGCTGGATATTTTTACAGATGAGATTGTGAGAACTGCTTACAGTCGGAATGGTCATGACGGTGTTACAGTTCAGTATAAGGGAAGTGTTCTGGAGAAAGTCAGGGAATGGCTGAATGAGAATGGTTATCCGATTGTGATTGAGCTTATGCTCTCCAATGGCAATAGCAATAAATGCAAGGTTGTTTATGGGGAGGTGGCGTAATGACATATTCAGAATTTTGTGATCAGATTGCACCGTCTGTTTTAGAACTGGAAAAAGAATGCAGCAAAATGAGTTTGGAAGAATTTAAAGAATTCCGTGAGGATGTTATGCACGAAGCTGGAAAGCATAATTATAGCAAGAAGTTTATGTCCGCCGTGCTTGATATGATATATGGTCATCTGTTTTTTAAAGATACTGCACAGGGGGTAGCCTAAAGTGAATGTTCAGGAAGAATTAAGAATAAATGGATATCAGCCTACAGTTGGATATCCAGGAACGGATATGGGAGATTTTTTCAAAGGGTTAATGGATAGATATAAATGTGAATGCTCACCATTTATGCTTTCAGTGGCTTATACATATGGAGTGATTCAAGGAAAGAGAGAAGAACGATTCAGAAGAAAAAATAAAAAAGTGGGTAACTAGAGAGGGGTACTTCCGTGATATTATGGTAGCATGAATTAAGCCAAAGGCATACGGCCGGCGGCTTGCGTCGAACCCCACCAGGCAGCAGGCGAAAGCTTGTTGCCTCCCCCCTTGGAACGTAGCTCAGTGGTAGAGCAGCTGGCTTTTAAACAGCGTGTTGAGGGTTCAATTCCTTCCGTTCCGATTTGCCTGGTTTAGGGATCTCCACCCGGACATTCCAGGTAGCATGAAAGACATCCTTGAGAAAGGGTGTCTTTTTGTGTTGTAAATGGTTATTATATGATATAAAATGAAAGAAAAATGTTAAAATGGAGAAATAAAATGAAATCTGAAATTATTTTTATAATTGTAGTTATTGTTCTTGCTGCGTTTATGTATATATCACTCTTTGGGCTGATTATAGATACATTTGAGACAAGACGGTATAAAATTGAGTATAAGTCAACGGTTGGGGCTATAAAAAGCATATTGCAAACTTATTTTAGAACAAGAAATTACGATGAATGTATTTCAGAAATTGATATTCTTTTTAGAAACCGCATTATGAAAAATGAAAGATTGAATAAGAAATTTAGTAATGTTGTAGTGCTATTAGAATGTCATATATTAGATATAAATTCAGGTAAGATAAAAGTAGAATGCGAGAATATTGATGATTATAAAATTGCTATTAGCAAATTCTTGGCTGAGTATCAATTACGAAATCCCTTGGAACAAATCAAGGGCACTGATTTTTTAATATTAAAACAATTGATAGATTGTTTGGAAAGTCAAAAAGTTGATGAAGGAAAAAACGTTGTTAATCGTATTGCTGTAGAATTAAAAACGCTAAAAGATAGCAATATGGAGAATGAAAAAAATAGTAAGAAACAAGACGCAATGACTAAAGTGGGGTTAGTTTTATCAGTTGTGTTTGGATTAATGACTTTTATACAGTTTTTTATATAACAAACGCATGCAGTTATATATGGAGCCACCCAGCGTGGCTCCTTTTCTATACCCAAAACCGACGAAAGCGAGGTGATCGGACATGGCCAGAACGCCGGATCCAAGAATAGAACAGGCGAAGGCCATGTATCTGGAAGGCGAAAAATTGGTTGAGATTGCAAGTCAACTAAATCTGCCGGAAGGGACGGTCCGCCGTTGGAAGTGTACGCATAAATGGGATAACGAACGTTCGGGCAAGAAAAACGAGCGTTCGCAAAAACGTAAACGGGGCGCCCAGCCAGGAAACCATAATAGTTCTGGCGGACCTCCGGGAAATAAGAAAGCAGAAAAATTCGGTTTCTTCAGCAAGTATTTGCCTGAGGAGACCGTTTCTATTATCCAGGAAATGCCAACGGATCCGTTGGATGTCCTCTGGGATCAGATCCAGATTGCTTATGCTGCAATTATCCGGGCACAGCAGATCATGTATGTGCGTGACCGGGATGATAAAACAATCGAGAAAATTGAGGAGAAAGACGGCAACGTGATCGGAGAGCGTTGGGAGGTACAGCATGCCTGGGATAAACAGGGGAAATTCCTACAGGCTCAGGCCAGGGCACAGTCGGAGCTTCGCAGTCTCATTAAGCAGTATGACGAGTTGCTGCATAAGCGCTGGGATCTTGCCAGTGATGAGCAGAAGGCCCGCATAGCTCAGATCAAGGCCCAGACGGACAAACTTAAGGGTACCGACAATGAAGAGGAGCTGAGCCGCCTGGACCAGGTTCTTAGCGAGATAAAAGGGGTTGTGTAGTATGCCATTTTCTGATAAACAGCAGGAGTTTTTCCGAAATGCAAACCACCGATGGAATATTAAGGTTGGTGCGACACGTTCCGGAAAGACCTATATGGACTATTATGTGATCCCTAAGAGAATCCGTGCCAGAGCCGAAAAAGAAGGGCTGGTGGCGATCCTGGGCGTTTCTAAAGGCACGATCCAGCGAAACATCATTGAACCATTACAGCGTATCTGGGGAACCAAGCTGGTAGGTGATATCAATTCCCAGAACATCTGTCCTATGTTTGGGGAAGATGTTTACTGCCTGGGTGCGGAGAAAGTCAGCCAGGTATCTAAGATCCGAGGCTCTTCATTAAAGTATTGTTACGGTGATGAGGTTGTAGACTGGAACCAGGATGTTTTTAACATGCTTAAATCCCGTCTGGATAAGCCTTATTCCTGCTTTGACGGAGCCTGTAACCCGGATGCCCCACAGCACTGGTTTAAAAAGTTCCTGGACTCTGATGCAGACATTTACTGCCAGAAGTATGAGATCTTTGATAATCCATTTTTAAGCCGGGTATTTGTAGATGAGCTTTGCAAGGAATATAAAGGAACGGTCTTGTATGACCGGTACATCCGTGGCCTGTGGGTAGCTGCGGAAGGTTCTGTGTATAAGTTGATGTGTGATGCGACATCCAGTGGAGGCATTAACCCATATGCAATTTATGAGAAGCCTAAAAGCCTTTTACAGATCAATATTGGTGTTGACTTTGGTGGTTCAGGATCAGGACATGCATTTGTTGCTACTGCATACTCCAGGGCTTATCAAAGTATTACGGCACTTGCCAGTGAGCGCCATATGAGCGTAAATGGCAGTATTGATCCGAATAAGTTGGGAGAATTGTTTGTAGACTTTTGCTTGAAGATCATCAACCTGTATGGATTTATTACCGTTGTCTATTGTGATAGTGCAGAGCAGACGCTGATCGCAGGTATGAGGACAGCGGTCAGGAAGGCGGGGCTTGGCTGGATCCGGATTGAAAATGCCCTGAAGACAACGATCAATGACAGAATACGTTTTATGCAGCGGATGCTTAGCCAGCACCGCTTTTTCTATGTAAAAGATCAGTGCCAGAGCCTGGAAGATGCTCTAACAACGGCATTGTGGGACGAGAAGAAATGTCTTGTGGAAGATGTGCGACTGGATGACGGCACCAGTGATATTGATACGCTAGATGCTTTTGAGTACACATTTGAGCGGGACATCAGCCGGTTTATCCGGTACGAATAGAGGTGATAACAATGAAATTTTCTAAAATGCTGGCTGCGATCACGCAGGTTTTAAATCAGGATTCAGATACACAGGTTGATGTCTGCATGACTTCTGAAATGGCCCGTAGGATAGAGCTATGGACGGCCATGTATGAAGATAATGCGCCATGGGTGGATCGAAAGAAAGTGAAGAGTGCGCAGCTGCCGGCAGCTATTGCCTCTGAGGTTGCAAGGCTTGTTACTCTGGAAATGAAGTCGGAGATAACAGGAGGTTCTTCCGCCACCTATCTGAATGATCAGTATCAGAAAAAAGTGCTGACAAGTATCCGCAGATATATGGAGTACGGATGTGCGAAAGGCGGTTTGATTTTAAAACCGTATGTTACAAAAACAGGTCTTGCGATCCAGTATGTACAGGCAGACTGTTTCTTCCCGCTTGCTTTTGATGATTCCGGACAGATCCAGCAGTGCGTATTTACGGAACAGTTCCGGAAGGGACAGAAGATCTATACCAGGCTGGAAGTCCACACGCTGCAGGGAGAACAGATCCGAATCACAAACAGGGCCTTTGTTGCAACCAATGACTACAGCCTTGGAAGCGAGATCAGCATAAACTCAGTGGATAGGTGGTCAGAATTAATGCCGGAAGCAGTGATGGAGGGTGCTGACCGGCTTCTGTTCGGGTATTTTAAGGTACCTCTTGCAAACGCGGATGATACAGGCAGTCCGCTAGGAGTATCTGTATATTCCAGAGCAGTGGAACTGATCAAAGAGGGAGATAGGCGATATTCCAATATCTGCTGGGAGTATGAAGGAACACAGCTGGCGGTGCATGTGGCAACTTCAATGCTTAAGTATAACCATGACCTGGATAAGTTTGAGTACCCAGGCGGCCAGGACAGGTTATACCGTAACGTGGAGTATAACACCGGTGCATCAGACAAGCCTTTTATAGACACATTTTCTCCGGAGATCCGGGATACAGCATTATTCAATGGATTTAATAATCAGTTGAAGTTGATAGAGTTTGCCTGCTGTCTGGCTTATGGAACGCTTTCGGATCCTCAGAATGTGGATAAGACAGCAACGGAGATCAAGACCAGCAAGCAGCGCTCCTATACCTTTGTGTCAGATACACAGCTTGCTTTACAGACTGCTCTGGAAGATTTGGTATATGCCATGAATTTCTGGGCTTCCTTGTACGGTCTGGTACCGCCGGGGAATGACTATCAGGTTTCCTTTGACTGGGATGACAGCATTGTAGTGGATGCAGAGGCAGACCGTCAGACGGATCGTGCGGATGTTGCCATGGGTGTAATGAGCTTGGCAGAGTACAGAAGCAAGTGGTATGGGGAGACACTGGAAGAGGCCCAGAAGAACCTTCCTGAACCAGCAAACGTAGAGGAGTGATCTGATTGACGCCGGAAGAACTTGAAAAGTTGCCGAAGCCATTAGAACGTACCATGACAGCATTGGAAATGGATATCATGTTAGAGGTCGTAAACCGGATCCGGGAATGCTCCCAGATCACGCCGGTGACAGATTGGCTGCTTAATCGTATGACTGCCATAGGCATGAGTAAGAAGCGGATCAAAGAGATCCTGCGGGAAGGTGTAAAAACTGCAGGGATCGATATTGATGAGATCTATGAAACTGCAGCAAGATCTGATTATGTGAGAAATAGTGAGATCTACAAAGCTGCAGGCATGGATGCGATCCCGTATGAGGATAATGACTGGCTAAAACAGGTGGTGCAGGCAGTAAAGGATCAGACAACGGATAGTCTTAGACCCATGGAGAATATCACAAAGACAACCGGTTTTAATGTGCCAATGGGAAACGGGAAAAAAGTATTTACTCCTATGTCTGAGTATCTGGAACGCAGCTTAGATGAAGCCGTGATGAAGATCACTACTGGCGCTAAGACATACAGCCAGGCAATCGGTGATGTGATCGATGAAATGACATCCAGTGGCGTTCGGGTGGTTGATTATGCATCAGGAAGGTCGGACCGTATTGAGGTGGCGGTCAGGAGAGCCGTTATGACCGGCATTGCACAGATGACCGATAAGGTGAATGAGCATAATGCAAAGGAGCTGGGAACGGACTACTGGGAAGTTGAATGGCATTTAGGAGCCCGTAACACGGGAACTGGATACATGAACCACCAAAGCTGGCAGGGCAAAGTATATAGCTCTGCTGAAATGCGTACTGTCTGTGGTTTGGGAGAGATGCTGGGATTTGCTGGGATCAACTGCTACCACATCCGTTTTCCTTTTATTCCTGGTATTTCAAAACGTAAATACACAGATGAGTGGCTTGTGGAGCAGAACAGGAAAGAGAATGAAAAGAAGTCCTTTCATGGTAAAGAGTATGATACATATGCGGCGCTGCAGTATCAGCGGAAGCTGGAACGCACGATCCGGAAGCAGAAACAGGATATTAAGCTCCTGGAAAAGGCCAGAGCTGATAAAGATGACCTGACTGCTGCCAGATGCAGGAAGCGATTAACAGAAAAGACCTATGTGGAATTTTCAAAGGCTATGGGCCTGCGGCAGCAGAGGGAGCGGTTGAAAGTTGGTGAGGCTAATCCGACCAAGGAAGAACTGGAAGCTATTGAAAAACGGAAGAGAATTGCTATAATAAAATCAGAGTTAAAGGAATTGGGTTTCCGGGGAAAGATTAATCTTGAAATAAGGCTACCGCAATCCCACTGGCTTTAGACGGTGGGTTAAGGTAGCCAAAAGCTGAGAATTATTGTATGCTAATGATATGGGAACATGGAAATCTAAAAACAGACACAAATATTTATTACAATACCACATTATTTTCGTCTGCAAATATAGGAAGAAATTACTGGTTTCGCAACAGGTATCAGATGATATAAAGCAGTTTTCATATGAGATATGTCAAAAGCACAAAGTTATTATCAAATACATGGAAACTGACAAAGACCATATTCACTACATGATAGAAACTGAACCTACAATGTCGGTGAGTAAAATTGTAAACCTAATGAAAAGTTATACGACTTACCATATATGGAAACGCTATCCGAATTATTTGCGGAAGCATTTCTGGAAAGAACATACATTTTGGACAGATGGTTATTTTGCTTGTAGTGTAGGAAATGTATCAGAAGAAATGCTAAAAAAGTATATCGAAAATCAAGGCTAAGAAAGAAGGTGGCAGCGAATGTTAAAAGCATATAAATACAGAATATATCCCAATAATGAGCAGAAAGTACAGATAGAAAAAACATTTGGCTGTTGCCGTTTTGTGTATAATCAGACACTTGCATATCGGAAAGAAAGATACGAAAAAGAGAAAAAATCTGTCAGCAAAACAGATTGTAATAATTACTGCAACAGGGAATTAAAGAAAGAGTATGAATGGCTGAAAGAAGTGGATAAGTTTGCTTTAACAAATGCGATTTATAACATGGACAGTTCATATCAGAAATTTTTTAGGGAGCATGCAGGTTATCCAAAGTTTAAGAGTAAACATGATAATCATAAATCATATACAACAAATTTTACGAATGGCAACATAACAGTAGATTTCGATGGAAACAAAGTAAAATTGCCTAAATTAAAAGGCGTAAAAGTAAAACTGCATAGAAAGTTTAGCGGGCAGATAAAATCAGCAACGATATCACAAGTGCCGAGTGGGAAATATTATGTATCGGTTTTAGTGGAAACAGAACATGTGGAACTGCCACATACAACCCAAAATACAGGAATCGATTTAGGTATTAAGGATTTATGTATTACTTCTGGTGGAAAGAAATACGAAAATCCCAAAATTATCAGAAAAAACGAGAAGAAACTGGAAAAACTGCAAAGGCAGTTAGCCCATA